CATCAGCGTTGCTCGTGGCCCCAGCGGGCCGTGGCTTCGGCCCATCCCAGCGGCGTGATCCGATAGCCCAGGGCGTGCCCCTGGGCGACCTGCTCGGCCAGCCCGCGCATACACAGCACCCGGCAGTGCTCCTCCATTTTCGCGTCTGGGAAATGGATCGTGGCCGTGAACACCTGATAGAGCGCGTCCACTACCTGATTTACAGCAGTCATCGCGGCGTTCCTTTCTAGGCGGCGCATTTGAGCATTACGGAATCGGGTTTCGGCCATTCGTATTTCACGATCTCCGGCCAGCCTTTCGCGTCGCGGGCGGGCCGGACGTGAATGGCGGTGGGTTCTTTCAGCCAATGGTGCCGGGCGTTGTCAATGTCCATCAGCCATTGCAGGGTTTGATCCACGGTCATCAGGGGCCAGTCGCTGGTCGGGCGGCGCTGCGCCCACCAGGAGGCCGCCTTCTGCCGCGCATACCCGGTATGTTCCAGGCACACCCATTCACTCGCCACGCGCAAAAATCCGCTGAAATAGTCCACGCGCAAGGTGGGGACACCGGACTTACCGAGATGCTTGGAATAAACGACACGGGACACGTCGTAACGAACGGGCGGGGGCGGAGGCGGCAACTGGGTTGATAAAATTGCTGCCGCTTTCGCCTGAGCCTCGTGCTTGAGTTCACGCGCCCAGGTATAGCCGCATTCCGGGCAGGGATTGGTTGATGGATGGAGATAAATCTGGCATTCCGGGCACGTTTTAGTCGGCGCGCCCGTAGTGGCGGCTTCGCCTTTAGCCTTTTGTTTTTTGACCGTGATGGCGTCCACCGGGCCGTGTTCGGCAATCACGCCCGCGTAGTCCAGTACGAGACAATCGCTTTTGGCCGGGGCCAGACGAAACCCGCGCCCGACCATTTGGTAATACAGTCCGGCGCTTTTGGTCGGGCGTAACAGCGCCACGAGATCAATACCGGGATGGTCGAAGCCTTCGCAATTCCCCATAACAGTCACTGACCCGTCCCTTCGAGTAATAATGTTTCCGCTTCTGGTTTTTACACACCAAACTCGCTCAGGCGTGTAAGAAGATTCTTCCTTCCATGAATGACGGGCAGCGATGTTGTGGGTTGTTTTTTTCGACAGGAACAACGATCCGATAACAAAACTACCCTTGGAGCGATAAGACAAGTAGGCTTTATAATTTCGACAAACAGCCACAGCCTGAATCATATCAAGGACATCAGGGTTGGCTTGATAGAGCAAAATAGTTTTGGACGCAGGAGGTCGATGCCCGTGATTTCCATGATTGCCGTCGCCTAACCAAAACCCATAAATAAACGCATCAAACTGGCGTTGATCCAGTCCCCATAAAAAATCAAGACTGCCTTTTTGCAGGTAAATCTCAATTTCAAAAACGCCCTTGCGTTTTTGATGTCCGCCTCCGGTCCCGCGAGAAAAACTCCATTCAATCGTGCTTTGTTTTTCTCGCTCAATGCGGTGACAATCAACGCCATCGAAAACTTTGTTGAACGCCTCAACAATAGATGGTTGATGCTTTCCGGTAGCAAACTTAAACTCAAAGCCGCCTTTGTTTAAAGCGGTCTTGGTCCCGTCTGCGTGAAACAGCCCAATAAACGCACATTGCTCATCCGTCAGATTTTCAACTGCGGTATATTGCATTGCATAACGGGCATTGACTCTATAGGTTGCCTCGATCTTTGCCGCTACCGATGTCATCCCATGTGCTTTTCGCAAATGGTAAGAAAGCGCAGAAATCAATCGCCCATGCTTTGATTTTGGAAGAACCTGTATAGGCAGATCAATGGATTTAGGCGGAGCCAATCCAGAAACAGGCATAATGCATCGTTTTTCACTTAAAGACTCGACAGGCCTTTTTTTCCAAACATCATGCTTACCCCCGGATGCAACCAGGATATTGTGGCCTTCCGTAACCCTGGCGCTGTGGTGATGGATGCTAAACATTCGCTCATCAATGCGCCGATCCCGCTTGAAAATATCTAGCGGCTCTTCAAAATAGATATTGCCATTATCCCAATTCGCTACACGCGACTGAGGATTGATGTCGTCAATACCTACCCATCCTGAATCCGTTAAGATTTGCGTTTTCTCATCGAGGCATAGCACCATGCAGTTGCACAAAGCGCGCAACTTGCCGGCTTTAAAATCAACGATCAGGCGGTCGCGTTCTGTGCCAGGGGTTTCGCCGGTCAGGCTGGCGGCAGGAATACCCGCCGCATTCAGCGTCTCGGCAACGTGTTGGCTGTGTGCTACTCCGGCGCAAAACAGGAGCCAGCTTTTCCGGTCGTGGCCCAGACGCGCCATATCCTGCACAGCGCCCTCAATCAGGTTTTGCTGGTCCATCAGTTCCGCCAGTTCCGCCCCGATATACTCGCCCTGCCGGAGGTGCAGGCGGGACGTATCGGGTTGCACGGCGCTGCCCTTGCAGATCAAGGGACTGAGATACCCTTGCTGAATCAGGTCCGCAACGCCGATTTCGTAGGCAATGCTTTGCAAAATTGAATCGGTGCCGATAATAGACCCGCTACCGAGTCGCCACGGTGTTGCGCTCAGGCCAATGATGCGCAGGTTCGGATTGGCGCGGCGGGCATCATTGATAAACGTGCGCCAGATACCCTCGTCGCGGGCCGTGGGAATGTGGTGCGCTTCGTCAATCAGCAGCACGTCAAACATCCCCAGTTGCATCGCTTTCTTGAAAACGGACTGGATGCTGGCAAATAGCACCGAGGTGTCAAGGTCGCGGCGCTTCAGCCCGGCGCAGTACACGCCTACCGGGGCCGGGGTTTGGTTCTGCGCCTCCCAAAATATCCTGAATTTCTGGGTATTCTGTTCGACCAGTTCCTTCGTGTGGGCCAGTACCGCCACGCGGGTATCCGGCCAGGTGGTCATCCAGCGATGGATCATGTCGGCCATGATTAAGGTTTTGCCGCCGCCAGTCGGGATCATCAGGCAAAAACCGGACTGGCCTTGGCGCATGGCCTGGTCGGCGGCGTGGCTGGCGGCGGTTTGATAGTCGCGGAGAATCACGCCCCCACCCCCTTGATTTGGATTTGCACGCGCTCTGCCAGCGCGTAATAGGCGCTGTCCATCTGCTCAATCAGCGCCGCCAGGGTCCGTTTGCGCCGATCCTCGCCGGTCCAGGCATGGCAAAGTCGGATGCACGCATCGGTCACCTGATTCCAATCGGCCTCGTCGAGAGCGCCAGACAGCAGAGCATCGGCGGGAATCGCCGACTCGGCGGCCAGGGCCGTCAGCACTTTATTTTCATCATGAATAGAAAATTCAGCGTTTTTTTGTGAGTTTTCTGCAAATTCCTTGTTTATTTTTATCCAATCTGCGCTTTTTAATCCGTTCAACCCGTTGTCCCAAGTTGCGCCATCACTCTTTCTACGAAACGTGATCGTGCCGGTTTTGGGGTCGGCGTTGACCAGCTCGGCAGTGTTGGCCAACAGGTCGGGATGAAACGCATGGTGGTCACAGCCCGCCTGGTCGCCGTCAATCGCGGCCTGGCGCTGTTCGCAGGTCCAAGGCCGGGACTCATCGAGCCGGGCCGTGCTGTGGGCGCAGGTGCGGCAGTTCACCGCCGGCAAAGCCGGGCCGTGACAGAGCGCGTGGTAGTCACAGAGCTTGCACTGATACCACGTCGGGTTGTCGCTAATTTTGAGCGGTGGGCGGTCGGCGGTGATGATCTGCTCGGCTTTTTTGAGTAAGACCTTGGCGGCCTGGGCGCGGTACTCCGTGCGACAGGAGACCAGTTGCCGGTTGCCCGGCGTGCCCACCGTCAGATAATGGCGAGTCAGGTCCATCTGGTGCATGTACACCTGAGCCTGGGCGTAGTAGACGGCATCCCACAGCGCCAGCGCCGCTTTCTCGCCGTGCTGCTGAATCAGCTTGACCAGCTTGTTCCATTTGGTCTCGTTGCAGACCTTGTGCTCCCAGACGTGCGGCGTCTGGGGCGCCTGGTACAAACCGCTGATAATGCCGTCGAGGTGGCCCCGGAAATGCCCGGAACAGGCGACAAACCCAATAGGCCGTTGCGGGTCATCGGGATCGGTCGTCCACAGTTCAATCCCCGGCACCGTGCGCAGCCAGCCGGCCATTTGCGCCTCGCCCCGATGACCGTCCTGGATCGCGCGGTACGAGGTGGCCGGGAACGACCGGGGCAAGGCCCAGCGGAAACTGAACCAGATGCGCCGCGCACACTCCTGGCCGATCAGCGACGCGCCCAGATAGCGGCGGGGCGCGTCGTGGCTGGACGCCTGCGTGTGCAGGGCGTCCAGCGCCGCCAGGGTCGGGTCAACGCTGTAGTTGATCGTGGCCATGGCGATCAGGCTTAGAACGTGATGTCGTCGTCGTCAGCGGTCGCCACTTCCGGCACGGGCGCCGGCGCCGGTTTCGCCCAGGGCTTGCCGGCCACGGGGGGCGGCGCTTTCGGCGCCGGCGCGGGCTTGGCGGCTGGCGCGGGGGCCGGCGCGGCCTTCGGCGCGGGCTTGGTCGCTGGCGCGGGGGCCGGGGTCAGCGCCGGCTGAGCGGCGGAGCCTGCCGGCTTCCATTGCTTGATCTGATTTTTCTCCGGCCACGGGTCCTTGGGCGGGATGTAAGCGACCTTTACGATCATCGGGATGTCGTGCAGTTGCTCACTGTCCTCAATCGTCATCCGCCCCACGGCCCGACAAATCGCCGACAACTCGCGCTGCGCAATTTCAGCGGCCTGTGCCGTGGGGTGGTTGAGATTCAGGTTATGCCAGAGAAAGCGCCCCTGATGCGGCCCCTCCAGCACTTGCAAGGTGAGAGACAAATACTGGCCGCCCGATTTCGCGGGCTTCCATTCGCTGGTGGAAATCAGTACGGAATAATCGCCCGCAGGCAGGGCAGAAAAATCGGCGGGTTCGATGTCGTTGGCGTTGAAACTTCCGAGGTAAGCCATGAGTATTCTCCGGTGAGTTCGGTTGGTTCGGTTGGTTCGGTTCGGTTCAATGAATCGGTTGGGTTGGGTTAGGTTAAAAACGGGACAGGTTCAGTCGCTATAGCGGTTGCCAGAGCGTTCCAGGAAAGGGGTAGTTCCGCAGGTAAACCAAAGCGGTTGCCGGCGAGAAAAGCAGGTCGGGCTTCGAGGTACATCAGGCGCTCGCCGCTACCGACCGCTTTGGCGATCTTCTTATTGAAACCCGCATCCTCCTTTTTGGTGAATGTCTTGTAATTCAGGAACGCAATCACGTCTGCCCATTCCTGCACTAGAGCGGTCGCTTTCTGATGCAGCTTGAGGGTGTACATGTCAAACGATTCGCCTGTTGGATTCTCGAACCGTTTGATCTGATCATGGGCAATGGCAATGATGGTCATGTTGCGTTGATTGCGTAGCGCATCCATCCAGGCCAAAACGTTACGCCATTCGTCCGCAGCGGCGACATAGCCTTTGCCGTAACCCGCCGCTTCAATATCCTTCCAGTTGTTCTGCGCGCAAACGTGCGCGTACAGCAGAGGCTCCAGCCAATCCAGTGAATCCAGGAACAAGGTCCTGAATTCATGTTTCTCGTTCATTAGCACGTTGAACTGCTCATACACCTCGTTCAGTGAGGTGGCCAGCGGAAAGGCCATGGCGCTGACGTTGTGTGCACCGTCCTCAGTGAGAATACCAATCGGACTAGGTGCACTGGCGGCGACGGTAGTCTTGCCGATCTTACCGGGGCCGTACAAAACCACTTTTTTAGCCACGTCCCTCTTGGTCGGGCCGATGGAACTTAAATCAAAGGCCATGGGCTTATTCCTCCACCGGCGTGACCGTGACCTGCACGGCGCCGGGTTTCGTAGTGAGACAGGGAGCCAGCACCGCCCAGGTCTGCGGGTCGTTGTTGGCGATCCACTCGACCCCTTTTGAGTCCACGGTAGGCCGGTACACCACCGGCCAGAGGGTTTCGGGAATGCGCTCTTTCACCGCCTCCCACTGGTCCCAGTCCATCGAGCGGATCAGCGGCGCCCGGACCGCGACCTTCCAGCCCTCGGCGTCGTAGGTTTTTTGCCCTTCGCTGTCATGGCCGGTCGCCGCCTGGATGGCGGCGGCCAGTTCACGGCGCCGCGTCGCCCATTGCGCCTCGGCCTCTTTCGCCGCGGCGTATTCCGCCGCCAGGGCGTGTAGGGTATTCATGGCCGTGCCTCCTTCAAATACGCTGTATTCACCGGCAACAGCACACCACCGCCAAACTGGACGGTAGCCGTGCTGTCGTTCCAAATACGAACGATCTGGCACGCCTGGCCAGCCCGTTTGGCCTGGGCGCTGCTGGGGCTGTACGCGCCCTCCGGCGGTGCGAACCGGCACGCCTGGCCAGCCCGGAACTGATAAGCGGCGGGGAGGGGTTCGCACCACTCCCCAAAGCGGTTGCGGAACGGGATCATCGCGCCAGCACTCCCAGTGAGAAGCAGGCCAGCGACCACGCACTGAACGCTAGCGTCAGCTGCCACTTCCCCCACCACCGACTCGCTTTCTCGGCAGCGTCTTCAACTACAGCGTCCCACGCCAGGGCCGCGATGGGGTCAGGCAGCCCGCTCAGCCCGCAGATCATCGGCGCGGGTGGCTGGGGCAACTGGTTAGCCTTCGTCGCCATGGGCGCATCCCAGGGCCGGCGCTTGGCGGCCTGGAGGTCTTCCCGCACTGTGGGCGCGGGCCGCTCGGCAGCGGTCACAATCTGTTGGGCCTCCCTTCTGGCGCGCGCTTCACGCTGCTCATGTTGAACGCTCGCGGCCCGCAACCGGGCGCGCTCACTCGGCTGGGGCTGGCCCAGTTCCGCCAGGGCGGCGGTTGGGTTGGGCAGGTCGCGCTGCCGGCCTGTCAGGACGTGGCAGGCGGCTGGAAAGGCCAGTAACTCGTCGCCGGACCGATCGGCCACCTTTACGGGGCGAGGTTGGTAGGGTTGGCAAGGTTTGGTAGGGTTGTGCTTCTTGCTCATGGCTGGTGCCTTTGCGCTACAATGGATCGTTTTCATTCGTAGTCCCCAAGGCCGCCCGGTGGTGACACACCGGGCGGCTTTTTTCATGCGGCGCGGGCGTACCGCTCTTCCCAGTCCTGCATCCGCCCGTCGTCGTAGTCCTCAGCGCGGGCCTTTTCCGCCGCTTTGATGGCCTTCGTCAACGCCAGCGCTTGGCGGTCACTGATGATCTCGGTCACGTCCAGCCATATCGTGATCGGGCGGGGGTCGTACACCCCAAGGGTCGTGTACGTCTCATCCACGACCAGGGAAATTTCTATTCTTCCCAGGTAGATGTCGCCCCACACAGCCCCCCACAACACCCGCGCCTGGCGCGTCTCGCCGGCGAACTCAAGTTCGGTCTTAAATTCGTTCATTTGCGTTTCCTCTTTGAAACTGTGCCGTTGCCGTTGCCGTTGCCGTTGCCGTAGCCGTAGCCGTAGCCGTTGCCGTAGCCGTAGCCGTAGCCGTAGCCGTTGCCGTAGCCGTTGCCGTTGCCGTAGCCGTAGCCGTAGCCGTTGCCGTAGCCGTCGCCGTTGCCGTCGCCGTCGCCGTTGCCGTCGCCGTTGCCGTAGCCGTCGCCGTTGCCGTAGCCGTAGCCGTCGCCGTTGCCGTCGCCGTCGCCGTCGCCGTTGCCGTAGCCAACCGGACGCATCACAGCCCCCAGTCCCCGCTGACTGGGATGCAAAAAATCTCTGATCCATCAGGGATTTCTACATTAGAGATAGGCCGAATATCCGCCAAACCGGGGTTTTCGATTACCTTTGAAAATCCGCACGATTCCCACCGGAAAACCCATACCGCGCGGGATAAGGTGATCCGGCCATTTTCGCGGGTGACATCACCGGCGAAAATCCAACCGCGATCTACCACCATCACCACACGACTGCCATTCGCTTTAACAGGCGCGTATTCCACGCCATCAATGATCACGTTCATGTCTGTCTCCTGAAAAAGCCCCGGCGGCGTACCGCCGGGGAATAACCACCAAGGAGGTGCCCCGCCGCCGACCGGGGTACTCAAGGCCGGAGGGCGACTGGGTAGGAGAATAATACAAGCATACTTGAGCTTATGCAAGCTAGATTGCAGCGACAGACACAAAAAACCCGGCGCGGGGCCGGGTGAGGCTGAGGCGGGGCCGGGTCAGGCGTCAAACGCGGGCGGCTTGCCTGAATGCGTCGGCCATGAAGTGGCTGTATGATCATTGAGCAACTCTTTGTGGTTTGCCATGGCCGTGAGCATGGCGAGGGTAAGCTGTCCGCCCTCCCGATTAAACAGGCGCAACGCCCGGCAAAGCTGTTTAGCGGCCATGATGGCGTCCTCTATTGGCATCTTGCAGGCCAAGTGAAATTCTCGATAAACCTCGTCGACGATATGCGCAGCACCCCATACTACGTGATACGGTGCTTTGGGTTGGTTCTCAGTCTGCGGCCAGAACGAAACGCCGCAAATCTTGATCTGGTCTTCACGGCTGGGCGGGGCGATCTCGGCGGGTTCTGTCGGTTGATCGTTTCCCCCATGATCGGAATTGGCGGAGGGTATCGGCGCGCGATGCAAAGCATTCCAGACCTTGGCGGACTCTACTTCGCGCTGGGGCATGTTGGTTCTCGGAATATGCTTGATCGCCTCGCCAACTTGATAAAGTTCCTCGGCATCGTTGAGCATCTTCATAAAAATCTTGCCCGGTTTCTCTGGAACAAATTCCCATGCGTTGGCGAATTTGATGGGCAATTCAAAATGGATCATGCGGGCATTGAGAACGGGTTTAAAATCGCCATCCTGATTGATTTGATTGGTTTTGTTTTTAAACAGGGAATCAATCACCTTAATCAGTTCTCGCACTGCCTTGATCTGTTTGGCGTCCGCCATTTTTTTTAAAATGGTTATCGCCATTCTCCTTTTATGATTCCGGCTTACGGGATAAAACCGATGGAGGATTTCAATCTCTTTTGTGGTGAGGTAAGGCTGTAACGGACTTTGGCGGCGATTGGACCCTTGTTCTCGGTCTTCTTCGTCTTTTTCAGAAGCCGTTTCCGCCATAATCTCCGGGCTATTCTCGGTGATTTCGACGATTTCGGGGGCGGAGTGCTCGACCTCGGTCGGTGTCGCATCATGCGA